CCCTGCGTGTAGTCATTCCCCGTGCCATTGGGCGCCGGACCATCACCCGTCACCACGAAGACCGCCGAGATCTTGAAGAAGACGAGCTTGTCGTCCATCACGGCCGCAGCGGTGATATTCCCGCCACGCTGATCGATCGTCTGGACGAAGAGCGGCGAGAACTCCACTGGCGTGCTCGGGAGCAGGGCTTTTGAGTACCACCAGGACAGCGGGTTGTCCGCCGGCACCACAATCACCCTGTTCCGGTACTGCGTCGAGGTCAGTGTTGCCGGCACAGAGCCGTTATCGACCTCACCACCGTTGGTATAGAGCTGCTGGGCCGAGATAATCGATGCGTCGGATTCCGCGTCAAAGTAGGTGATCGTCGTGTCAGAGACCGTATAGGGGAAGGCATTTGATGGAGCGAAGTATGGGTTGACGCGGAAGTAGACCGTGCCATTTGCCACTGTCCGATATATCCCCACATTGAGCGGGTCAACGGCCGGTAGGGTCTTGTTCGTGAGCCACATGTTCTTATAGGAGATGACCGCCGAGTCCGCCGCTCCTGCGACGTACTTGAACGGGACCGAAGGCGCACTCTGATGGATCTGGCCCTGAGCATCCGTCCATTCGAACACGACGACGTATGAGTAGGTCCCAGCGCTAAGCCCACCGACTCCACCCGACACAATCCCGGTGATCTCCGGGTAGACCATGAATCCATGCTCAGTGACGCTAAAGCCGTCATAGGCCGAGAGGATCCCGCCGGAGAGATGGAGGGTGCCGGCTAGTTCCGTGGCTCCTGGAGTCTGGAGGAACTTCACCGTGGACGACATGACGCCAAGCTGGAGGTTCACCCCGCCAGCTACGGGGATCAGCTCATCTGCCTGCATGAATGTGGTCTGGAAGACCAGATAGGAGGGCGCATTGATCTCTGGGAGGGCCGGGTTCGATGTGAGCCCACCGCCAGATCCCGGCGCAGAGCGCGCGACGAGGAAGAGACCCCCTCCTGCAATGTCCATCACATACATGTAGTACCCAGGCTCAGTGGCACTGGGATAGGTCACCCAGAAGAAGGTGAACCCTAAGGACACCTCGCCGGATACCATCTTGCTTGCGAGGCCGACATTGGCTAGCTGAGTTCCAACATTTTGGATCACACCAGTATTTGTGATGTTAGACCGCTTGATGACCTTGTCGGTACGTTCATAGAGGATGATGGAGAAGAGAGTGTCAGAGTAGGGAATCCCCGTGACTGTCCTGGCCAAGACCTCTGCCACGATCGTGGTCGGCCCTAGAACTGGGACTGTCACCGCCAGGTTGTAGACCATGTAGCGAACTAGCGTCGTGCTGGCCCATGAGATCCAGATCTCTGAGGTCACGATTTTGCCCCAGACCGAGAGCGTGATGGGGTCGGTACCAGCTCCCGCAGCCGTGGCCTGTGTAGCGCTCCTCGAGGAGTCCGCCAGGATCGTGAATTCCCGGATGGCGCCAGTGTCACTCCGGTACACGACGTAGATCAGGCTGTTGAAGAGGGTGGCATCAAAGACCGGGTTCCCGACGTTGATCGCACCGACGTCAGTGACCGCCGCGGCTGTCGCTGCAGTGACGGTATAGCCTGTCCCGATTCCGGCCGTGGCCTTGTAGAAGGCGAGTTGCGGGGCTCCGGCGCCCACCTTCTCCCACACGATGTAGAGAAACTGTGGCTTCCCGTTCACCGTCCCGAGCTGGAACACTTTGGGGTAGGTCGGCCAGTCTGCAGCCTGATTTCCCAGAGGATCATCGGCCAGAACCGGAGTACCTGACGCCGTGTCGATCAGAGCCGTGCGCGCCGCGAGAGGACCGCTCTGCCACACATAGGCTTGAAGACCAGATCCGACCGTGGAAGAATCCCCAGCGGTCAGGGACTCGGACTTCCGCTCGATTGGCGTGGTTTGGAGCGAATTCGGGAAGAACACAGTGCCTGTTGGCACCGCTGCCGTCGGATAGCGCCGCACCCAAGCGGCATAGGCCGAGGCTGGTGAGTAGCTCCAGAGGAAATTCCCGCCAGCGACGAGGAGTTCTGATCCTCCGTTCCTGGAATAGAGAGCCTGAGCATCTAGGACATTGCCGCTGAGTCCCGAATTTGCGTAGTAGCCAGTCTGAGCCAAAGCCGTGTAGCCGTTCCGCTTCCGGATGCTCTCAGGCGTGTAAAAATAGCCATTCTGCATAATCACCAGCTTCCCAGGCTGGAGCTGGAAGGAGTCGGTCTTGGTATTGACCCCTTGGCCGAATGGGAGAGAAATGTTCTGTTTTTGCAGAGGCATTTAGACCTCAGAATACATACAAATCCACCACGACGGGAGCAGAGACATTCAGGACCAGGGTCACTGTCGGCGTCGGGTTGGTCACCTGCTTGTCGAAGATCTCAGCCGCGGCCCGCTGCCTGATCACGATCCATCCCGTTAGACGCATCCCAAGCTTGTGGTTGATGCTGTTATCGCCCGCGAGTAGCGCCACGTTGGTCAGGATGTTGCCATTGATGACGGGCAACGCAGCGATTGGGTCTAGCACTTCTGCCACGTTGGACTGGAGCTGGTTCACTTCGCGGTCCTGCGTCTGAACTCTACGAAGCTTGTTCATCAGTATGGGCCTCCCGCCTCACCAGATCCTGACCCGGTAGGCCAGATGTCATTGTGGAGGTTGTCAGACACCTTGTGGGGGCTTCCAACGTCTCGGCTGTCGGCCATGGCCTGGATCCGTGTCATCAAAGCCTGCTTCTCGGCCATCAGCACGGAGACGTCAGACTCCTCCTTCTGCAAGCACTTCATCGCGGCATCGCAGATGATGTACTCCGTCCAACCAGACACCCCATCCGCTGTACTGACCAGAGTTGCAAGGGTCGTTAGCTTGGGCACGTACCAGACTTGCAGCGTCTGTCCACCGGCCGGTGTAGGTGTCAGCCAGAGATTGGATCCGTTCAGCCGATACCGAAGGTTCGTCACTCCATAAAATGACTGGAAATTTGGAGTCGAGTACCGATTCCTGTCGATAAACTCAAAGGGCTTTACCGTCACTAGAGACTGGTTCGAGTTCCCGAGCTGGAGATCCAGGCCCAGGAGCTTGTAGAAGTCCGCTGGCAGCGGGTACTGGCTCGTCACGCCATCCGTAGCGAACGTATAGGGCGGGACCACCACGAAGTAGTTCGCGCCGTAGCAGGAGATCAGCAGGTCATAGAGCTCGAAGTAGCTCTGGTTGATGTAGCTGATCAGCTCTGGCTCAGTGACGAAGAAGCCGTTACCGACCAGAGCCGGGGCATAGCCGTTGGGGACCATGTCGGCACGCTGACGCACAGCCAACATCAGCTCGCTGAGAGTCATCGTCGTCGCCATGGTCCCCTCCGGTTAGCCTGCCATCTCGCTGTCGCCTTCCTCGTCCGGCTCCTCCGCCTCGTCATGAGGCTCGGACTCCATCGCGAGGAACATCGCTCGGAAAGCATCTGCTACGGCAGCAGCATCCTTGCTGTGGACTGCCGAGATCAGATCTTCTGCCAGGCCATGGAGGTCTTCATCGTGACCACCCATGCCGTCAGGGCCGTCCGCCGATGCGTCAGGCCCATCCTTGGGCATTCCTGCGATGATCAGCGCCGCAGTCCTCTTGGGATCGTGAAGCATCTTCCTCTCCCTTACTGCGCCGTGCTGTTTTTGAGATCGAACTTGAGCAGCACGGCTTCCCCAACGGCCGGGTCAGTCGCGACGCCACCCGAATCGAACTGGATCGTGACTTGCCCCAAGGTGGCCACAGCATCCAGGACCACGGTCAAGTCCGGAGATGCCGAGTTGCCCGAAGCCACCACCGGACATGCATCTGCGAAGAGCAGGCGGTTATAGATGTCCACCGGCTGTACCGTGGAGTTGGTACCGAAGGTGACGACGTAGCGCCCGGCCGAACTCCGCGTGATGGACTTGAAGCCCTTGGAGTTGGCGAAGTCCAGCGTGGGAAAGCCGAGAGCGCCGAAGGTGACGCGAGCCCAAAGGGTGACGGGATTCTTCTCAAGGGTCCAATAAAACTGAGTAAAATAACGGTTCGCCAAGGGATTCTCCTTTTGCCTCGAAAGGCTTGGGCGGTTTGAAGCCCAGCCGACGCCCCCGCCGGCTGGGCTAGACCCCTGAACACATCAAGCAGAGAGAGCGACCTGGGCATTCCAGCCCGGCGCGTTGGTCCGGAGCTGCGCGTAGTAACCGACGCGCACCTCGCCGGCATCGGCGTTCGAGACGCGGAGCATCTCGAGCCCGTCGCCGTACTTCAGGATCATCGGGACATCCCCGAGCCCTTCCAGGCACCAGGTGTCCATCTGGAGCAGCCAGCCGACTTGACCCTGGCAGCTGCGGTCCGGGAACACCTTGATCATGGAGTTAGCTCCGTTGATCATGATGCCGCGGAAGGCGATGTTGGCCGGACCCTTCATGTCCGTGTACTGCACCTTCGAGCCCAAGGACTTCTCGAGAGCCGAGTAGCTGGCGAACGAGGTGATGCAGATGGACGGCTTCCCGCCTTCTCGAGCGAGCAGGCTCGAGCCATCGATCAGAGCTTCTTCGATCGACTGCGCCGAGCCGTCGTAGAAGACCCCGGAGAGACGAGTCACGTCCGAGCTCCGGTCCACCCCGAAGAAGGAGTCACCGCCACCGACCACCGGCTTGACCGCCGGAAGCCAGGCCGGAAGGCCCTTCATCTTGGCGTTCACGTCGCCCTGGACCAGGAGGAAGTCTCCAGGAGCCCAGAGAGCCGGAGAGCCAGCCGCGCCGCCCAGGGCCACGGCAGAGACCGTGATGCTCGGGCTGGAGCCGCGGTTCACCGCGATGATATAGCCGAGCGCTGCCCGCGGCACACCGCCGTCCGTCGCGTCCGCCTGGAGCGTCATGTTCGTTTCGAACTGGGTGACGTCCTGCGAGTTGACGAAGGTGATCACGCCAGCTGCGATAGTCGCGATCTGGCCGATCGAGCCGGTACCTGAGCGGAAGAGCGCACCAGCGGCCGAGTTCGTCGCCGAGCGGATCGCTCCGTCGATGACAAGCTTGGCGCCTTCGAGGAAGGCCATCTTGTCCGTCTGCGACGCCAGCATGGTCTGGTTGTCGATCGTGGCGATCGAGTAGTCCGAGACCCGCGTGAGCAGGAAGGACTGGATCTGGACCGAGGTCTGGTTCCCTTGGGCGTTGGCGAAGGTCGCTGAGCGGCCTTGTGAAACGCCCGTTATGATCGGAATCGGCTTATATTTCGCTATGTTACCGCTTCGGCTCTTTATCCGAAGCTTCTAACACTTCATCAGGCAAACGGTTGCCCTTCCGCGAATTCTCCGACGGCGTCAGATACTGAAGGTTCGAGAGCACATGGAGACCAGAGACATTCCTGCCACGAAGCGGAATGATGTGGTCCACCTCCATCCCTGGAGGGCACGCCTTATAGAAAGCCTTGATGGCTTGCTTTTCCGCCCATAGCGGGGTGGCGCGTTTAATATGCTCCTTGTTCGTCCTGCCCCAGAATTTCGCTTCACTAGGATCGGCCTTATAGCGATCCGTGGCGCGCGTTCTCATCTTTGGAAGGACATCGTCACGGTTCTTCTCATGATACCGGAGCGCCCGCTTGCTATTGCAAGCCTTACACCGGCTCTCGAAGCCGCTCTTACGTTCCTTCCTCGGGCTGAACTGGGTCACTTCCTTCTCTTCCTTGCACGTCGAACAAATCTTGGTTCGTGTTAGGCCAGAGTACATTTCCACCCTCTCTTGCGAGGCCGGGTGCCGGACACTCGTGGGCTCGTTATATTCCCTGTATGCCATGCGGCGCAAGGGTTTCGGAGCCTACTCGTTACGGTGGCGGGGGCTCTTTAGTTCCTCCGCTTACCTCGGTATTCCCATCTCAGGGTCCACCGATTTTGCCCGGTTTTTTTCACCCCCATTCCTGGAGGCAGGGGCAAAATTATTTACCGCCGAAGTCTGTCTTCTTGGGCAAGAGGGCTAAAAAAGGATTGTCCGCATAGACCAAATTCTCAACAACTTGGCCATCATACAGCTCTTTCAGAGCCGCATTCATGCTGGTCAAGTTCAAGAACGCAGTAACCATCGTGTCATCCCTTTCAGGGTTGAACGACGCTTGTCTGCTTCCTAACTGAGAGCGGCGATCGCTCGAGCCATAGCACGTTGCTCAGGCGTCTGCTCAGCACTCGAGGAAGGCAGAGACGCAAGCGCCGGAGTGCTTGGAGTCATGCCGTTGCTGAGAGTGCGACGTTGCTGCGCTTGTGCTTGGCCTTGCGGCTGCTTTGGATCGCCCGGGGGCGATAGACGGGCTTTGATCTTGCTTGTGCCGAGAATTCTCTCGGCCTGCTTCTCGAGGTATCTCTCAACCAAATCTGCCCCCTCCTTGATGGAGAGGACGCGGGGTTTCCCAGCCGCTTTGGTCTTTTCGAAGTGAGCCTCAATCACAGCGTATACCGTGGCTTCGGCATTATGCAAGTTGATGAGCTCGTAATCCTGAGGCTTTTCCTTGACGAACGACGCGATTTCCTCTTGAAATTCCTGCGTTGCTTCTTGGGCATCTCGTTCAGCTGCCTGCTGCTGAGCTAACTTGGCAGCATCAACGTCAGATTGCCTCTGGGCCTTGAGGGATTCCACCTCGCTCACAGCCGCTCGAGCGATCTGCTCGGCCGTCGGCTGACTGTCGTTCAGAGCGAACTCGGTCGCGTCCTTGTAGCTCCAGCCATAGCGCTTCAGAGCCTCAAGGGGGTTACCAGGCTTCCCACCGTACTTCGCCTCAAGCTCACGAGCCTTGGCGTCCACTGCGGCCTTCTCGGCGGCGACAGCGGCCCTGGCCGAGCTGATTTCCTCCCGCTGGCGCTGAACCGCACGTTCGCGCCTGGCGGCGGCAGCGAAGGATTTGGAAGCCGATGGCTTTGGAGCTTCGGCTTGAGCTCCATCAGCCGGAGGAGCTTCGGCCGGAGCTGGAGCGGCTTGGATCGGATCCTGGACGTTCACATGGATGGCAGCCGCCGCGGCCTCGCTCATAAAGTATCTCCCTCGATATATTTTGGCATCAAATGACCCGTTTTAGGGGTGATTGGGACCAATCCGGCCCATAAAGTATCTTTTTCGATATATTTACGCAGCGGTCGGAGCCGCTCCTGGTACGTTCTGGACCAACTCACTCGGCTTTGGCGCGACGGGCGGGGCTTGCGGTTGAAGCTGCTGGCCTTGAGAGGCTGTTGCCGCAGCATTCATGGTGTTCGCTGCCTTCAGGAAGTCCCTGATCAGCTGCAGCGTCTCCTCATCCACCTTGCAAGCCTTGGCGTACGCCAGGTACTGAAGCCCGAGCTCTTGGCAGAGAGCCAGGTTGTCCTCAGGCTCAGGCGTATAAGCCACGCCTTCGTCGAGCATCTTCTCAAGCACCTCGTGGAGCCAGTCCTCTTGAGCATTGGCCATGGTCTCCGCCATCTCGAGGTCTGGGAAGTCCAGGAGGCGCCTCCCGCCACGCGGGGAGATCATCCCAGCCTGGATGTACTCCTGGATCGTATCGAGGCGACCAGCCGGGTCATTGGGGAGCGACGAGACTGGGAAGATCTTCTGGACGTACTCCTCGTCCTCAAGATGGACATCAGCCCAGTCGATGGTCTCCAGGAATTTCTTGCCCGGGAGCTTGACCTGGTAGCTCTTGTCCCTCGCGAAGATCTCTTTCACGACGTCGATGGAGAGTGTGGTCAGCTCGAGGAAGAAGTCCTCATACTGCTGGCCGATCGTCTGGAACCGATCGCTCTCGATGTCCTGGAACGTTCTAAGAGCCCGGCCAGAGTTCATCCCGGCTGGCTTCTGCGAGCTGGCTGAGAGCTGCGAGACGCCTACCGACTCAAATGCCTGAGCTTTCAGCGTTTGCAGATGCTGGTAGACCTCTGGTGGGACAATGGGCGGAATGATGTATTCGGGTGGAGTTCCAGTGTACTCAAGAATCACTCCGAAGTCATTTGTGAAGTGCTCCTTGACGATCTTGGCCCCACGCTCCGCCAGGATCTTGAAGGTCCCAGCCATGTGCATGGCGCGCTGGATCACCCAGAGGAGCTTGTTGATCTCCAGCTGGATGTTCTGAATCTGCTCTGCCGCTCCTTCGCTCCAGTAGCCAAAGAGCCTCGGGGTCCATGGGAAGCGAGCGAAAGGGAAGCGTGGCTTGTCCCATTGCTCCGTATGGAGAACAGCATCCTCAAGGACGATCGTGTGGAGGCCATCCTTGGCGTTCGGGCCCGATGGCAAGTGCCAGCTCTCAACCACAGAGACCTGGTTCGAGATAGTCTGATATGCCCCGGTCTGGTCGGTCCGTGCCGCTCGCGCCTGAGCGATCTCCCCCTTCTTATCGGGGAAGAGGTCCATCAGCACCTCGCGGTCAAGCATTTTGACCCGGTGGAGCTGACGCGGGTGCCCGTAGAAGCTCTCCATCTGGTCCACGAAGAGTTCGGACGAGATGACGCGCTCGTACTTGCAACGTCCATGCTCCTCGAAGACGTGGACGAAGCCATCGCCGATGACGCCGGCATCCCTGAAGCAGATGCGGCCAAGGGTGTAAGCCTCATTCTCGTAGAAGATGCCATCGATGAACTTGGAGAGCTTCTCGGCCCGCCGTTGCATCTTCCAGTTCCCGCCAGAAGTCAGGAAGAGAGGCTTAGGCTTGTTCTTCACCATCTTGGCTGTGACAGTGTCGACACAGCTCTTGATGACGTTGTAGGAGATTCGGTCCTTGAGGGCGTTCGTTGAGGCTGCGATCTTGCTGAAGGTGAGCCCGTTGATGCCCATTAGGTTGGCATTGCCATAGAGGCGGGCAGAGATCTGGAACTGCGTCTGCCGCCGGCTATCGGCTTGGGCCAGAGAGTTCACCACGGCCACGATCGCCTGAGCCATCTCGGACTTGGGGAGAGTCCACCAGCGGTTTGACGGAGAGAGCTTGTTCATGCTCTGGCCGTCGCCGAACGAGGTGTAATCGATCGCCATCCCTGGCCCCCTATTTATGCAGACGCAATACCTTGCTCTGCCGAAGTTTTTGCTTGGCTTCTTTCTTCACCATCTTATCGCGCTTCTCGATGATGGCCACAGCGAACTTGTGCACTAGGTCATCACATAGTTCTTTGAACACGCTCTCGGCGCCGATCTTCCCAGTCTCCATGACCTCAAGGACCACTGGCGTCACGTCAGCGAAGACCTGCATGTCGTCCCAGAGCATCTGGAGCGTCCAGACGTCCTTCCCCACCTGCTGCTGAATGATCGCGGCGGGGCGCGTGTAGTCCACGAAGGCCTGCTCGAGCTGGTTCAGCATGGCGTCTTGAGGCTTCACTTGCTCAGGATCCTTTTCCCCTTGGCCTTCTGGACCAGGTATTTGAGCTTGGGGACCGTCTGGGTCTTCAGGTGATGCCGCTGCTGGGCATCGGTCCACTTCTGGAAGTCTGGTGGCAGGGGCTCCTGGAACGTCATCAGGCCATAGCAGGCCTTGGCGATGAGCCGGCCATCTTCGTTCACCAGGATCTCTACGTGCTCACTCGGGGGGAGTTCCGATTCTGCTTTCGGGGGCTCCGTCGGGGCAGCTGGCAAAGAGGAGCTCGTCGTCTGAGGGCATCCGTTCTCCATTCGTGATCTCCTTTGCCAGTTGAGCCTCCGTTGGCGGAGTCTCCTTGACGATCTCATAGTGAGGTCCAAAGACAGCCTCCAGATCACCGATCCTTAGACGCTTGAGCTTGAATTCTCGGCCTAGCTCGAGGAGCAGGCGGGCTTCACTTGGATGCACTGATCAACTCCCACCCAAATACAACTTTCTTACATTTGGTACAGCATGCTTCATCATGTCGATGATCCCTCAGCCAGTCATGCTCGCACTCCTTCGCCTCTGCGGGCTTCCCGAAGATCCGGTCATAGCCGTCCCGATACTTCTCCGCAGACGAGGAGGTGAGCGGGACCATGACTCGGACGAGGCCTTGGCTGGTACGCATGGTCATCCGAGCACCCAGTGCGCTGAGAGAGCGATGCCATAGCCGATGAAGCCAACGGCTGCGCAGGCTGCGATTGTCCAGAAGAAGACGGCTCCCAACATCGTAGCCCCAACAAGCCACACTGGTGGCTCCTCTGGACGGCGTTCTGACTCAACGCACTCGCTCATCGGTCCCTCGGCTTTGTGTATACAAATGTCCATGCCTCACCGGCTGAGGTCGCTACCTTGATCCGGCGGTAATGATCTTCCCACTTGTCAAGCTTCTTCAGATCATCCTGGTCAATCAGGATGATATCGCCCTTTACGTTTCCATTACTGCCCACTGAGTGCGACGGAATCAGAGTGGGATAGGCGTCCTTGCCTTTGCCGATGAAGACCTCGGACCAGCCTGGCAGGACGGCGCGTGACTCCGTCTTCGTGTGCCCCAGAGCTTCCTTCTGGATGTTACGGTGTCGGAGTGTCTCGTAGATGAAGAGCTTCTGTTTCATGGCTCTTCTTCTCTCTTGATGATGGTCAGTCCAGCTGGAGTCCAGATCTCGACCTGAATGCATGAACTGCTACATGAGTGGCTACATGAGCGGCTATCAAATGTTTCGTACGGCAATAGATTCCGCCGCAGTCGGTCGAAAGAATTTGCGGACAACGTGATGGATACCAATCCATTACCACCAGTATCGCGCATTATGACGGCTCCCAGAGTCTGGATGGCTTCCATGGAGCACACGTTCATCTGTTTCATCCGTATTCCAGTGACCCCGCTTCTCTGCTCTCCCAGGTCGGGCCATCTGACTTGCGGTTGAACAATCTCCGCCACCACGGCAGGCCCTGACGGGCCTCGATCACCAGTAGAGAGTCCTTGGCCCTCTCAGCGGCCGAAGCGGCCTCTTCCGCGCGTCTGATGGCCATCCCACAGATATCCAGCACCTCGCGATGCTTGCACTCAAGAGCACAGTTCTGCTGTTTGAGCTCCTCGTTCTCGGCCTCAAACAGCACCCGCATGGCACGGTCTTTGGCTGCTTGATGCATGTAATATGCTGGACTGGCGTTCTGACCATCGCTCGTCATGGTTTCAAGCCCTACATGCATCATGCTCACGTCCACCCCCAATCTGTCCCCTGATCCGGCTGTGGCCAGCTCGCAGGGTCATCCTGCCCCGGCTGCATCACTTGCTTGATGATGGCCTCCTCCATCGCTTCGGCCTCCGCTCGCATAGCCTCAGAGCTTCCTGGAACGGGCTTTGGGACATCTGGAACATGCATCCAGTGTCCGGCCTCTCTGAATCCATAGAGGACGGCGTCGATGATATCTGAGTGGAAGCTGTCGCTGACAACAAGCTTATCCCCATTGAAATCAGTGCGGTCCCACTCAAGAAGCATAGAATCGTGGACAAACTGAGAATCTTTCTTCGCGTGAAAGCGATGAGTCCTAAGGGCATCGTTCAAGAGCTCCAGGTATTCGAACTTGCGCGTCTTCTCTGCTGCTTTGATGGGCAGAGCGTAACGCTTCCTGAGCTCCTCGGCGATCTTTTTCCCTAGTCCCCCCGTGTCCATGACGATCGCTACGGGGTTGTAGTGGCTGATGAACCGCTCGATCTCAGCTACGAGCTCCGTGATGCCCTGTTTAGTCCTGATGGACTCCTCGATGAGGTAGGCATTGGGGTCCTTCTCGTGCCAGCCAATACAGCCAATAGCGTCAGCGTCTGACCATCCAAGGTCAATGCCCAGCACATGCTGCCAATGTAGAGAGCGAGGGAGCTCGCCATAATGGTTCTTCTCAGACCATCGGAGAACGAGGCTGTTGAGGTCTCTCGTCCACTTCCCAAAGCACTCGCGCTGGATCTTGGGGTCATCCAGGCCCACTCCCATCCGCTTGCAGTCCTCGAGGATCAGCTCCATCGGGTCTCGGCCGGACTTGGTCTTCAAGTGCGGGTTGACCAGCATCGTCCAGCTGTGGCGGCTCCACTCTGCGCTATGCACGCAGTCATGGAAGTAGCCGAAGGGGATCGGCGGAGGGGTGCCTGTGAGAGCTAGGGAGCCGTTATAGTCGTAGAGAGACTTCGAGAGAACATCGTCCACCAGATCCTGGATGTAGGGCCTGAAGGCCTGGGCCTCATCGAGGTAGACCTTCTTCAGCGGGAAGCCCCGGAACTTCTCGACCTCGGCTTTGTCCTTGGCACCAGAGAGGTAGATGATGTGCCCGTTGGGGAGCGTCAGCGTCAGCTCGGTCTCGTGCGGCTTCCCCCCGATCCCATAGTCACGGTTGATCGCCAGGAGGTCCCGCCAGAGGATCCGCTTGGCGTTCAAGCGCGAGAGGGTGAGGTAGAGGCAGGCCATGTCTGGCCAGCGGGAGGCCGTGTCGATCAGGTCCGCAGCGATGCCTACGGTCTTCCCTGCGCGGCGGGAGCAGTCAGCGGCCTTGAAGCGGGCAGGGTCCTTGATGAAGGCCAACTGCTCCTTGAAGCAGAAGTCCTCAAGGCGGAAGCCTCCCTCTACGCGGCGGGCTACCTCAGCAGCGGCTAGGCGGGCTTCGATGAGGCTCACTCAGATACCCCAATGATCGACACATCCAAAGCCCACATGTCTGATGTTGGTACCGAAGATCAGATAGCCACGGCGCTGAATCTTGATCCATACCCCCCACGGACCAAGAATTGTGAGGTCACACGAATCATTCACCGCATGTAGTCCAGAGGTCACCTTGGCGAGGAACTGAGGCGAGTTGAGGAATTGGACTTGTTCGGCTGGGATCCCATTCCTGATCAGTGTTTTGAGTGCCTCAATACCGATGCCAAGATCCTTGGCAGCACGAGAGAGATCAGATGTGGACACATCCGAAGCACTCGGGTTTCCAGCTCGCATCTCGTTCATTGCCAGCGCCTTCGGGGGCCGACCAGGACCGCGCTTCACTTCGGCTGCCTCTGTCATTCGATCTCTCCAAAGAGCAAGTAGGGGTTGTACTGGAGCCCTCTCCACTTAGGAGCGAGCATGATGGACTTGTAGGTGTGGTGCGTGCAGAGGCAGTCGTTCATGTCAATGCCGAGGTCAGCGACCATCGCTCGAGCCACTCCCATCCGGCGGAAGTGCTCCTTGACGTAGATGTAGTCCAGCACGTTCCTGTGCCGCGCCATGATGAAGCCCACGATGACGGCTGGATCATCTGCCAGGCAGGCAATGCGGAGGTCATGGAGGTCGCGCATCAGCCGCATGATCATCATGCGCTGCGCGGGGTAGAAGATGGACTTAGGGATGTGCACGGTCATGGGAGAGCCCACGCCGTAGCTCTCAACCCAGGAGTTCAGGACGAACGGGAGATCTTCAGGCGTGGCGTTCCGGTGGGAGAGCTGGTCAGTCACGATCGCCCATAGCGACCACGAAGCCCCAGACCAGAGCGAAGATGAAAGCGCCGACGATGATGATCTTGGCCAAGATGGCGAGGATGGTCATGGCCGTGGTGTCACTCATGCTGCTCCCTCCAGCTTGGGAAGGAGCACCTTGGCGCGTTCAGCGAGCTCCTTGTTGGTCAGCTCGCGAAGCTTCTGAGCAGTCAGCTCCTCTTCAGTAGGAGCGATCTCACTCGGCTTCCCTTGAGTGTAGGAGAGCAGAGTCGTCCACACTTCCACCTGCTCTTTGATCTTGAGCTGTGGCATGAGCTTCATCAGCTCGATAGCGGGATGGATCCCAGCTTCGTGCAGGATCTCGTCTACCCGCTTCAGCAGCTTCCGCGGACGTCCCCCGGGATTGCCTGTTTGGCCGGGCTGAAATCGCGCCATTCTGCTGTTTCCTGATCTCAGAATTGCTTTTAAAGAACCTTGGAATGCTTCCCTTTCACCTTGATCCTAACTCCGCTATATTGTCAATGCTCTTCAGTCACACGGTTACATACTCCTACCTGAATCCCCTGGAATTTCCGGGGGTTTCGTTTTTCTTCTCAAGCTTTAGTCCTCAATTGCCGATGAGAACTATGTTCGCATCGGCAATGAGGCCTAGCGGACAGAAAGGACGACCATGGAATTCCCTCCCGTCACCGAAGAGCAGGCGATCCTCTTGATCGCAGCCTTCGCGGTGCTCTTGGCCTGGCTGCTCTTCGGCCGGCGCTGGAAGTAGGCGGGACCTTGGGGCTAGGGATGGCCCCTCAAGTTCTCGGGACGGGATCCGATGGGATCCCCATCACTCAGGAGGTCTTCATGCCGCTCTTCGCGTGGGTCGTAATTGTAGCCATTGACATTGTTTCAAACCACCCAATCTGAGGAGGTCACATGTTGCTCAGCCTAGCCATGATTGCCATCATCGCGCTCGACCATCTCGTCCTCTAAGGAGCCACAATGCTGCACGCCATCGGCATCTTCATCGTTGCGTTCACCGTCACCGTCTGGATGTGCCAAGTGGAGTCCGCGATAAAAGAGAAGGACCGCCGTTAGGCAGTCCTTGCAATGAGCTAATCGCAAACTTTGAGGTGCCCCGATCTTCCTGGATCGGGGCTTCTTCGTCAAGCCTTCCTCTTCGTCGCCACAGCAGCTTTCAGCGCGTTCTGGAGGGACCTCTGGAGAAGAGTGAGAGCCATGTCTCGGTTTGCGCCGGCGGGCGTGCCGAGGATGACCCCCTCGAGCTGGGTGTAGGCCTCCATGATCTCCCGTTGCTTGTTGAGCGCTTCCTCGATCTTGCCCACAGCTTTTACACCTGTGGATCCACCTGTAGATTCGATTCCCATCTTATTGATCCTATTCCAGTTTATTGATGCCATCGCCTTCTGCGACAGCTATTGCAAAAATCAGGTCATCTAGGGACCGCACCACAGCCCATTCCACGCCAGCTTTCCTGAGCCGTTCCCCCCAGGTCTTCTGCTCGGGTCTCAGAGCTCCGGTGTCGGACTTCACCTCGAAGGCCATAAGTTTCCCCGGGAATCGCTTGGAGATCACACAGATGTCTGGAAAGCCCTTGAGGGGATTCGGGGATGGTCTGGCATGCCCTGCCTTCCCGCCGCCCCGCATCACTGGACCGAGAGGGACGCGCCAGTGCTCCCACTTGTGCCATTGGAGCCAGTCTAGGCAGGCGGTGAGGATGGGGGCTTCGAGGGTCAAGAGAATTTCCCCCCAGGACCGAGGAGCCCCTTGAGCGCCGTTTGAGCACGCGGGGGTAGTTCGGAGAATTTCGGTGGGCTGATGAGATCCCCAGACCTGGCCTTCCGGCAGAGGGCTGTCGCGAGCTCTCGCCATTGCGCCTTCAGGGTGGTGGCGTTGTCGTAGTCCGTGATGTCGCAAATCTGGTTCCACCCCCCCTGGAGCCTGACAACCTCCTCCCCTATGGGCCCGATGAAGGCCGCGATGGATGGCCAGCTCTTCTGGTTCACCATCGACCCAAACTTACCAATACCAGCGAAAATGCGCTCTGCCGTCTCACGGCCTCTATCTTCGTCTGTGGGCTCTTTGAGGCCTGCGAGGTCCCGAACCTCAGCAATCGACGGGAACGAGCTCCTAGACCCCACTGCGGCCCTGTAAACGGCACTCAGTTGTTCGACTGTCATCTGCCCCAGCTCAGAGAACCAGATTTCGAGGGTCATAGGATCCCCAACGTTGGGGGCGTATCTTGGGATCGCGCACGATAACATCGTGATCCACTTGCCAAACTCCTGCTTCGTCGCCACGGACTAGTCCTTCCCCTCTGCCCAGCGCATCACGGCTGAGACGGTTCGATCGGTCTTGGATCTCATTCGAATCAGGATGTTATCTATCTTCCGCTGGTCATTGCGCCCACTTTTCTTGAGCAGCCCAGCGGGGCTTAGCGCGTTCTTGCGCCAAAAGTCATCAGTTCGCACGAACGCTAGGAGAGCTGCCGCGCCCTCCTCGTTCAGACCCACGGCTGCCTTCACCTTGGCGATCGACTGCCCGAAGCGTTCTGGGGTCCAGCTCGGGTCGTCGAACTTCCAGGGGCACTCCTCGAGTGCGAATGCAAGCCACTCTCTCCCGACCGCCAGGTCGGACGGATCCAGGGGAGGATCCGACTTCCTGGTGCGTTTGACGGGAGAGAGAGCTTTAGCTCTCTCTGCTTCTAGCTTCGTAGAAGCTAGAGCAGGAGCAGGAGCAGGAGCAGGAGGCCTGGTGGCTGTCTGGACGTTTTCCAGCGGTCGTCTGGTGTCTCGTCTGGTGGCCGTCTGGATTTCACCAGCGGTCGTCTGGTGGCCGTCTGGTCTTTTTTCGAACCGTCCGGTGGGGCCTCTTTCGGCCGTTTTGGCTCGGTTGTTGCCCCCCCTTTTGCCCGCTTCGACTCTCTGTAAGATCCAGTCGTGCTGGTCCCTGGTGCCTCTAACGTAGACACCCTCAGGGCGTCTTTCAGCCAAATCGCATACGATGAGCGGCTCAAGCCCAGCCCGCTTCCAGTCTGCCTCGGGAATCAGCTTCTCTCCGTCCTTCCAAAAGCGCTGGGCCAGCTTCCATGCCCGTACGGCCATGCCATCCGCAGCATCAGACCAACGTATGGGGAGAGCCTGAATGGCCTGGATCAGGCATTCTCGCTTCTCTTCGGCATCGACGAACCAGGCGTCCTCGACGTTGACCCTAGCCATTTGGCTCCCCGCCTTCCCCCGGGACCGCAGTCTTGAATTTCTCCAGGAAGATTCGGACGTCTTCGGGATCGTAGCGGACGAGGTTGTAGCCGAGGTGCAAGGCTCTGATTTGTCCGGATCTCTTGTACTTTCGCAGCGTCTGCATGGAGATGCCGAGAAGCTTTGCGGCTTCGCCAGGCTTCAGAAGGGGCGTTATAGCCAAGTGGTCCTCACGAATATGAGACGGATAAATGGCACTTTATCTCTCCAAAACTGGATGTCAATAGATTCTGGTTGCACAGGTTTTAGACCCATGGCAAGAAACCGTCCATGGACACCGACGAAGAACAGCGGCTCCTCTGGGAAGCTTGGGACGCCTTTGAGATTGCCTGGGGCGCCAGGGGTTTAAGCCCGTACCGTCCCGATCCCCTCCAGAGCCAGGCCTGTGCGCAGATCCTAAAACTCAGCAAGGTAGGAAAGAATGCTCGAGAAATCCTCAGAGATTGGGAAGCTGGCAGGAGCTCTGGCAAAGGCCCAGGCGAAGATCAGGGGGGCGGTGAAGGACGCGGTCAACACCCACTTCAACAGCCGGTACACGACGCTCCAGAGCGTTTGGGAAGCCTGCCGGGAGCCGCTGGCGGAGAACGAGCTGTCCATCAGCCAGTACCCGGGGATGGCGACTGACCTCGTCACCGTCACTACGGTCCTCATGCACTCCTCCGGGGAGTTCCTCCTTGGCATGGCTTCTTGCAAGCCTCGAGACCTGAGTCCTCAGAGCGTCGTCGCGGCGACCACGTATCTCCGCAGAGCTGGACTCGCTGCAGCGGTTGGCGTCGCTCCCGATGACGACGACGGCAATCAGGCCACCGGTCGAGGCGAGGAGTCCCAGGAGGACGATGACCCGATCTACTCGAAGCAGAATCCCAAAGCGTGGGCCTGGCTCTGTCAACGCCTGGGGAATCTGAATATCCCCGAGGCCAGGTGGTCTCCGATCTCAGTGCAGCTTGAAGGGAAGAGAATTTCCGGCCTGCAGGCCGTCATCAAAGGAGCTTTGTAATGTCACCGTCGCAGATGAAGAGCGAGATGAAGAAGTTGGCAAAGGAGGGTCTTCCCTACGCTGACATCGCCAAGAAGATGACCGAAGCCGGGCATGAGATGTCCGCCGTAAATGTCTCGGCCTCTCTCCGGAAGTCCGGCTTCTTCAGAAGGCCACGCGCTGGGAGCATCAAACCCAAGGCCAACTCTGGGGGGGGGGGGGGCAACCC